TGATGCTTCTATCGGTACTGCATTAAAACCAAATAGACCCATTAAGATATTTATAGGGTTTGAAGTGGAAGGACAAGAAAAATTGATACCTATTATTGAGGGGTTAACTACTCAACCAAAAGAAGACAAAGCAAAAAGGCAAGTAAGAATTGCGGTGTATGATTTTATACAGGGTTTAAATGAAAAACCACAGGAGACGACAATATACGTAGACAAAAGGTCAGATGAAATTATTGCTGATATTTTGGCTAGGGCAGGTATTGGTACGCAAAATTATAGTTTGGATACAGGTTTAAACACAATTAAGTTTGCTTGGTTTGAAAAAGGTCAAACAGCGGGGAATAGAATTAAGCAAATTTGTGAAGCAGAAGAGGCTGTGTTTTATCAAGATGAAAGTGGGAAGCTACGTTTTGAGAATAGGAACAAATATTCAGAAGCACCTTACAATGCGGTGGCTTGGACAATAGAGGCAGATGATATTATTACATGGAGTCAAGGAGATTCGTCTAAGATTATTAATAGGGTAATAGTGTCAGGAGCACCCAGAAGTGTAAAGGGAGAAGCGGAAGTTTGGAGAAATGGTATTGAGGAAGAAATAGTAGGTGGTGGTGTTACAACAGAAATTTGGGCTCAATTTGAAGACCCCGCGTCTGGCATAACAAGTCCAGTTGCGAATACAGACTACACGGTGTTTACTGGTGCGGGTGGTACTGGCTCAAACATAACTAGTGATGTAACGATTACTGCAACATCTTTTACTAAGACTGTTAAATTGGAAGTGAAAAATGATAATGTGGCTACTGGGTTTGTAAATCTATTAAAGATACGAGGTACACCAGCTACTGTTGATTATGAATTTAAGGAAATTTATGAAGACACTAGTTCGGTGAATGACTATAATGAGCAACAGAAAGAGATAACTAATCCGTATATAGATGATAGGAGTTTTGCGGCAACCATGGCAGAAAATTTAGTTAAGAGGCACAAAGACCCACAATCAGAATTAAGATTAAGCATTAGAGGAATACCTCAATTGCAATTGCGTGACCAAGTTAAGGTGAAAGACCAAGATTTAGACACCTATACTAATTACAGAGTTATACGCATACAAGGAGTGTATGAAGCAGGAAAGTTTACCCAGAATTTAACATTAAGAAAAATAACTTCTAACGAAGCGTTATAATATAGAATATGTCAGCAACAACAGAAAGCATCAGAGGTGATGCAGTAGATAGACAAATAGAACGGAAACAGATTAAAGACTGGAGTGGTAAGCGGTTGGTACTTCCAAGAGGAACTACACTCCCCGCTGTGGGTACCGCGTTGTCTGGAGAAGTGTTTGTGTTAATAAAAGACGCAGGTGTGGACCAACTTTACATTTTTGATGATAGCGTTAATAATTGGTCAACTGTGGGTCCATAGCCTAGAAAGAACAATATGAGAAAAATATATACATCCAGAGATATGGCAACTCAGATGAGTTTACACAAACAAAAACGAATTGATGTTTATTCGTTCTTTCCTGTTGATAGGGCTGATTGTGAATGTCAGGAGGTTATAAAGGAATGGAGAGATAAGTTGGCTTTAATGCCAAAAGAAGAAATATCACAAGAAATAGCGAAACAGGAATATATAACTTGTCCTAGAGATAAGGCTGGTTTAAATAGATATGAGATAACTTGTGGTAGTTGTGGTGAAGTGCAGGGGTATTGTTGGGCTAGTGACGAAACTTTAACTGATTGGTGTGATTTTCATTATGTTCAATGGACGAATGGAAAAGAATGGAAGGGGTGTCTTACGCCTCAGATTTCTCCTATTGATGAATCATTATGTTTAGAATGTGCTTGTGGTTTGGATACAAGAGATTTTCGTGCTAACATGACCTTACCTAGTATTGTCGCTTCAGAAAAAGAATCAAGCAACAAAGTAGGGAGAGAATTTGGAAAGATTAATTCTAAATTTAAAGTAGAAAAAGTGAGAAGTAATACAAAGATATCAATTAACTATTTGAAAAATGGCTGAAACAGTTTACGCGGCAGTCACATGGACAGCGGGAGACATAATAACAGAAGCAAAAATGGATAACATGGTGGCTAATGATAGGGCCGTGGATGCTATGGCAGATGGAATAGAGTTAACTGAGAGAGCAGACCCATCAACCCCAGCAGCTAATAAGTTGCATATTTTTGCAAAAGACAAAGCAGGAATTCCAACCTTATATGTTATAAATGACGCAGGAACAATTTATGAATTAGCGTCTTCAAAACCAACATTTACTTGGTCTGTTGTGGGTACTCTTACAACTGGCACATCAGTATCGCCAATTATAGGAGTTCCAAGAACGTTAACTGCGATTAAGGCATATTTATATGTAAAGACTGCTCCGACTGGTGCGGATGTAATTGTAGATATAAATAAGAACGGAACTTCTATATGGGCAACCACTCCTGCTGATAGACCAAAAATACTTGCTGGAGCTACTTCTGGTAATACCACTTCTTTTGATACAACAGCTTTGGCAGAAGGAGACATACTTACACCTGACATAGACCAAATAGGAAGTACGATAGCAGGAACAGACATAACCATTCAATTAAAGTCAGAATAATGCCACAATTACTCGCCCCCCCTTTCAGTAATGGAAGCGATGGGCTGTTATCTATATCAGCAAACACAACAGATGCTCCAATTGATTCGGCAAGTACCGCCACTTCTGGCACAACTTCCATATCAGCAACCAATGCTTCTTTTGTAGCGGGGCAGTTAATAATGATTCATCAAACACGAGGCACGAGCGCGGGGCAGTGGGAACTTAATAAAATTTCATCTTATGTAGCGGGTACTATTACAACAGTGAGTCCGCTAACTTATACCTATACTTCGGGAGCTCAGGTGTTAGTTATAGAACAACATTCTGGTATCACGATTGACTCTGGTAAAACTTTAACAGCCAAAGCTTGGAATGGAACTGTGGGTGGTATTGTGGCTTTAATGAGTAGTGGCTTGTGTGATGTAAATGGAACGATTAGTGCTAATGGAGGTGCGTCTCCAGATAGGTTTACTGGTGGAACTGGTGGTGGTTTCCGAGGAGCTGGAGGAGAACAACACAACACAGCAAATCAAGGTGAAGGTACCGGAGGTGCTGGAAGTGCAAGTAATGCAGCGAATGGTAATGGTGGTGGAGGCGGTACTGAAATTGGTGGCGGAGGTTCTGGTGGAGGTGGTGGAGGCAATGGTACTGCTGGAGCAACTGGAACTACTATTGGTAATGGACCAACGGCAGGAACTGGTGGAGGAACTGCTGGTGTAGTAGCTTTATCGACAATGGTATTCGGTGGTGCGGGTGGAGGCGGATGTTCAGCAGCTAGTGATGATGGTGGTGGTGGAGGAGCTGGGGGCGGAATCGTTGCAATTTTTGCTAAAACAATAACTATTTCTGGATTGATAAGGTCAAATGGAGGACTTGGTAGTAATGGTGCTGGTTCTTTAGGAAGAAATGGTGGTGCTGGAGCAGGTGGTTCGGTTTTAATTAAAGCTAAAACAGCAATTCTTGGTTCTGGTAAGATTACAGCTACGGGCGCAACTGGTAGTGGTGGTGGTGGAACTGGTGGAACTGGAAGAATTAGATGTGAGGCTTGTTCATTAACTGGAACAACATCTCCGTCTTTATCAAGTGTTATTGGGGGGCAGAATTATTGTGGAGGGGCGGCTTCTATATTAGAATAATTTGCTAATTTATAATTTTTAAATCATAATACATACATAGAGAGATTTCTATGACCATAGCAACATCAATAGCCCTAATTAAGAAAGATATAATAAACTTGTTTAAAAAGGTTGATACTCTTGTTACTTGTAAGGAGTTTACCCCTGTTAAAAATATCGTTTACAGTTTTGTCAGTTTAGTTTTAGTAGCCTTTATAGGTGCGTTAATAGCTTTAGTAATAAGATGAAAAAATTTGAATATATAATTGCTATGCTCACATTATTATTTTCTACTGTTGCAGTAATAACTGTTTTTGTTTGGTGGCTTTATCCTTACAATCCTTTAGTAATAGAACAACCCTTAAAGATAATGAATGAGAACAAGACAGTAGAGGTAGGAGAACCTTTGATTTATAAAACGGTATTTACTAAAAATACTGACAAGTTCCCTATAATTCACAGACAGTTAATTAATGGAGTTGTTTACACCCTACCCTCAATTACCCCTATGAACAAAGCTGGTGACCATAAACAGGTTATTACTAATTTAACTATCCCAAACCTACCAACTGGTGAGTATTACCTAACGACAAGTGCTTGTTATGAGATGAACCCTATTAGGACAGTTTGTGTAGATTATGATAGTGAGATATTTATTATTAACAGCAATCGCTAAAAAATGCGTTATCCTGTAGGGGATGGTTCTAAAGAAGAGTTTGAGAAGGATTGGTATGTAGCTGATTATTTTGGAAGTGACAGAGGCACATATTTACACAATGGTTACGACATAAATATCAAAACGGGAGGAGATACAGACTTGGGTTTACCCTTGTATGCAATAGCGAAAGGGAAATTGGTCTATTACCACTATGCTTCTCATCCAACCAGAGCGTATGGTAGGCACAACGTAATACATATAGAGGGCCCTTGGGGGGAGAGGTGGGTACATTATGCACATAACCACCCAGACGGCTTTTTATCTCAAGTGAAGGAGGTCTCTGAGGGAGAGATGATAGCTAAGATAGGTAAGAGCGGTACTGTTTGGGCGCATTCTCACTTTTCAATCTTTAAAGTTGACCCAAAAACATTAAGAAATGGTATAGACACAATAGCAAGAAACATAGTAGAGTTGAATGATTGGTGGGAGGACCCCCTGGATTTTATTGAAACGTGGTATAATTCTAATGACACTCCCCAAAATGGGGAAGATATGGAAATAAACGACCAGACAAAAATTGATTTTGGCACAGTAGAGATTGGTGGAGAGCAAGTGAAGTTTGGCGTAATGGAGGTTCAAAGAATAAGGAGTGAGCTAATTGCGTTTCATGAACTGGCCACAAAGCATGAGAAGATGAAAGAGGAATATAAAAATGAGATTATAGTAAGTGAAAGAAAGTATACAAAGCTAAAAGAGAGGGTGGAGGATTTAGTGGGAGAGTTGTGTAAGAAATTGGGCTTAACTCAGAATGGTGACCCCGTATCTAAAGATGTTGAGATACTAGCAGAATTAGATAAGTTGATATTTAAAGAAGACAAGTTAGAAAACATAGAAGACAATAGACCAGTAAAAGGCGACAACTGGGTAAAGAGCATGTTTCTTTACTTAAAGAACATGTTTAATTTCATCACCAGAGAAAAATAGGGGGGGTGAGAATATTGAATAAAACAACCAAGAAGATTGTTGATTTTTTTAAGAAGATAGGAGTTTGTTTAAAGGGAAAGAAGAAAAAGAAATAAATAGGCAATAGGAATCGGTACATACGGTTCCTATTTTGCGATTTGTTAACCATAAGAAAAGGATATAAAATATGAGAAGAAGTAATTGGGAATGATATTAAAACATGCAATGATGTAAAATATATAGCAGATGTAATAAATTTAAACTAATGACAAGGTAATGTTAGAAATTAAATCTGAAAACTATGGGGGCGGTAGCTCAAGTGGAGGAGCAGTCTAGGACTGGGTGTGAGTTCGAATCTCACTCGCCCCCCTAGGTACAAAGGGAAAAGAAGTGTTAGTAATTAGTAACATTTCTTGACATTGGGATGGAAAAGTGGTAATATAGGTGAGGTTACAAATTTAATTAAATAAAATGGAAAGAATGAACGAAGAAATAAAAGAAAGACATTGGAAGATTGTTGAAGATGTGTTAGCACCTGTGGCTACTTTAGATAGCGTAGGGAAGATGTATGGCATAAGTAGAGAACGAGTTAGACAAATTTTTAACAAAAGATTGCATCAGAGTCCTGTATTAATTAGAAAATCATTAAAGCAAGAGCACGGTGAGAAGATGTGTTGTGTTGTATGTGGAGAGCCCCTGTCTAGATATAGAATACAGAAAGGCAGTAAATATTGTTCTACCAGATGCAGAAAATTGTATGAAAAATATGATTGGAAACCAGCAAGATGCAAACAATGTGGCAAAATGTTTTTAAGAAACAGAAATTGGACCCATACTGGAGGAAGTGGCAAGTATTGCTCTTTAAAGTGTTATTACGACAGAAAGAGAAAGCAAGGTTTTTTTACAAGCAAGAAACCAAATCCAAAAAAAGTAGATAAGTAATGAGTGTGGATGTGGTTGAAAAGATGAAAACACAAGATTATACACAACCGAAATATCTGAGATATTATTTTTACGAACTTTTAGGTGTACCTACGGCTGAGTATGAAGAGATGGTACAAACTAAAAGCAACATGCTTAAAAAAATATGGCTTGATAGTGGGTGTAAAGATTTTTCTGTGTACCAGCATAAGGATTACATTTGGGACATGGCTAAATGTTATAAAACACGCTCCAGACCCACTATTCAATCAATGATTAGGTTGATTGATATGGAGAGGGTTGATTCTGTCCTTGATTATTATAATGGGATTGGGCTTTCTACTATTTATTTAAAAACACTATTTCCAAATAAAGAAATAGCGTATTTTAATGATGTAAAGGCACAAGTTAAGTTTATGGAAGACTACAACAAACGATACCGTATTGGAGCTCAAGTAGAATCAATGGAAAAAAAGAAATATGATGTGGTTTTACTTAGCGAGGTTTTTGAACATTATGAAAATCCAGAGGCGTTTTTTATTGAGAAAATAGAGCAAAGGGTTGGGAAGTATTTGGTTCATAGTTCTCCATTTACTGATGTGAATATAGGGCATTTTTCGGTGTACAATGGCGTAGCATCCAAAGCTTATACACGAAAATTTCATCACTTTCTTGAGAGTAGAGGATTTGAGTTTGTAGCTGACGGATTTAATGCCATACCTAAAATTTATAAAAATACAAAAATATGAGTGAAATAGCAGAAGCGTTAGAGAACTATATTAAAATTAGTAGGGGAAGCTACAAGCCGTCTAAGGATAAGAAGTTTTATATCTCTGATATGGGCAAGTGTCAGCGTGTGCGGTTTTTAAAAAGAAAAGGGATAACCTCAGAGTTTGCTCCTCATGTTCAATGGATATTAAAGATAGGAGACTTGTATCACGATTTTGCTTATAAGGCTTTAGAGGCACAAGGGAAATTGATAGATGCAGAGCAGACAATAGAAACAGAACATTTTAGAGGTAGATACGATGGATTGGTAAAAGATTCAGAAGGGTTGGCTATTTTAGATATTAAGTCAGCAGGGAAGTGGAAGATGGAGAAAATATTAAGTGGGCAAGAGGATGAGGATAATATAGCACAGGTTCTAACCTATTTGATGATTATGCGTGAGCAGGATGAAAGAGATATTAAAAAGGCCATGTTGCTCTATATGAACAAAGAGCCAAATGATAAGGTGCCTACCGCGTTTAAAGAAAAGCACATCTATTTAAGTAAGTGGAGAGAAGATAAGTTGAGGAAAGAGATGGCAGAGATGGTGGAGTATTGGAAAAAGGATGAGATACCTCCTTGTACTTGTGCAGGTTGGATGAAAAACTACAACAATTATTTACCATTTTGTAAGGCAGAAGATAAGAAAATACAGAAGATTTTAGATGAGAGGGATAAATATAAATCCATTATGTCTACCAAAACAGAAGTATGGGGAATACAAGAGGAGGGAAAGAAAAAGAAGTTACTTTAGTGGTTGATATTTTGAGGCTAGTGAATTATAATAAATTAAAAGAAAGGTAATAAGAAATGGCAAAAATAAAACCAAAAACAATGATAAGCAAAATAATGCTTACTCCTGCGAGGACAGTAAATCTCGGTGACTTTAATTCAGTAAAACTATCGGCTGGAGTAGAAATTCAATTTGAGAAACCAGTTGATATAGAAGGAGAAGAAGCTAAACAGGCTTTTGCTGATGCGAGGAAGACAATTAAAGAAGAATTTAAAAAGCAATTTGAACCTTATTATAAAAAAAGCAAACAGAAAGGTGGTGAATAAAAATGAGTAATGATTTCGGATATGGCATCGTAGATGAAGCACAGAAAGCCGTTGGAGGAGGAAGATTTCTTCAGTTCGGTAAAGGCGACAAAGGAAGGACAATAACATTTCGTTTAGTCAGTAAACCAGAGTTCGTAACACAGCATTGGGTTATAGGTGAAGACGGAAAGAGCAGACCAATAAAATGTACTGGAAAAGATTGTTCTTACTGTGGAGATGATGTGCCTTTGAAAGAGAAAATTGACAAGAGAGTCACATTCGGTTGGATTGTAATTGATAGAGATGATGGAACACCTAAGATTTTTAAAGGTGCTTTCATGATAGCTAAAGACATAAAGGCTTTGTCAGAAGACAAGGATTGGGGCAACCCCATGCTTTATGATATTAAAGTTACAAGAACCGAAGAGGCAGGAGCTTATTACAAAACTGTACCAGTTCCAAAAGGAATGGGAACACCAATCACTAAAGATGAAGATAAGGCTGTTAAAGAAGCTAAATTTAATCTTAAAGATGAAATGGGCGGTAGTAAGAAAAGTGAAAACATAGGTAACTATGAAGATTTAGAAACTGTTTCAGAAAAAGATACACCAAAAGGAAAAGAAGTGAAAGCTGAAGTTCCTGTTGATGATATTCCATTCTAAGGAATGGGGCGGGGTGCGCATGCTCACGCACATTAGAAATTAAATTAATAAGATGAAATATAAAGTAGGAGATAGGGTTAGGATTAAAAAAGATGCTATTGTTGGGCTTTATCCTGAAAATCGTGGCAAGGTATGTACGATAAAAGAAATAGTTGATAATGAGTATTGTCGGATGGAAGAAGGTGGTGTATGGTTTGAAGAAGAACTAGAACTCGTAGAGAAAACCCTAGACAACCTAGAAGTGGGTGATGTTCTCATAAATGATGCTGGCAATAAAAAAACTGTATTGAAGAAAGAAAGTGGATATATAATGTCCTGCTATGATGACCAGACAGAAAAGGATGACCACTTTAACATAGGAGAACTAGAGAGAGGTGGCTTCAAAATCTTTAATGGCGACACAATAGAAATAGAAGGAAAGAAGTATCGTAAGGAAGATGTAATAGACAGAGTTAAAAAATTAAAGGAGGTAAAGTGAAAATACCCAAAAGATTAAAATGTCGTTACTGTGACTACACTACTCCAGCAGGAAGGCTACACCCTAAGTGTGCTTTAAACCTGCACATGAGGTGGAAACATGGTGAATGGAAGAAGGGAAGAACTAAAAATTAAATAGAAGACTATGAAAAAGGATAAGAATAAAGAAGAGATGGTGTTTCAGATGGTTTACAGCAAGTTTATTAAGCTGGAAGTTCCAGTTCATAAACCGCTTATACAAAGGTTTGTAGTTGCTTTTAAGGCTATTGTGTATGGTAAAATAGATGTCATGTTTGAAGAGGCAATGTTTACTAAGAAAGCATTAAAGAAATTGATTAAATGACATACTTCTTTCATGTATTACTAGCAGGAACACTATTAGGTTTTGCTATTATCGCATTACTATTTATTTTATTTGGCCATGAGTAAAGAAAAATATATAGAGCTAGGAAGAACAAGGGAGGCACCTTTGTCGGTATTAAAGAAGAATTTAAAGACAATGCGTAACGCCATTGAAAACAATTCAGAAATGACCAGTTTTGATTACAGTATGGGCGCGTTAGACACCATTGAGTTGGTAGAGAAGATGATTGCACCATCTAAACCAGAGGGGATTATAGATGTGGATGACATAGATGGGATAAATTGACAAACAATTACAATTGTGGTATTATAGAACCATGAGTAAGACAATAAAGACAGCCAGAATACAGACTAAGTTACCAGAGGATATACACAAGAAGATTGTGGAGATAGCGGTCAAAGAGTATGAGGGTAATAAGAGTCAAGCTGTTAGAAAACTATTAGCAAACGCCTTAGAACAATTAGCAATAGACCAGCTTAAACAATGAATAAAAGTGATGAGGATGATATAAGTGATTTAGCTTGACAAACAATTACAATTGTGTTACTATCAAGTCAATTAAATATATAAACACATGACAGATTTTTTACAAGGAAATTCGGCCAAAGATTTTATTCCAGCAGAAACAGCGTATGAAGAGAATTTAGCCAGAAGAGGTGATGATGGGGATGGTGTAAACAAGGATAGCAAAGATGGGAAGAGGGATGAGTTGATTGAAAAAGGATATGTGGAGTGTAAGCATTGTGGGAGTCTACACGACCCTAAATTTAGCACTTGTTTTAGGTGTAGAGATAAAGAGAATAAACCAGAAAATTTGGTTGATTATTAAGTATGACACATTGACATAGTTATTCCTTAGACCCCAGCAGTCGGTGGGTTTAGGGGGAGTAAAAGATAAGTTAAGTTTGTAGCTCAAGTGACGTAAAATACCGCCCACGCTCCTTACTTGACTTATCCTTTATTAAAAATTAAATTAAATAATTAAAATGGGTAAGAAAGCATATAAGTACAAATACACACAGGTAAAGAAGTTAAACATGTTTTCTATTTTGTTAGTTGTTGTTGCTGTTGTTAGTGTTTATTTATCTACCAAAACAACAAAGAAGTGGAAAACCTATGCTGAGGATTTGGTTGAAAGCCAAAACATTATGGTATGGGAGATGGATGAGAGTTGTTTTAAACAGATTCAAAACTCAAGTGATGGAGTAATTAGACTACAAATAAAATGAGCATAATGATGTGCCCACACTGTGACGAACTTTATGACTCTGATTTTAATGCCTCTCACGAGGCTTGTTGTGAAGAAAAAACTGATAATATGCACAGCCCTCTTTGGAGAAAAGTTCACAAGGAAACACACACAACGCATGACAAATCTACTAGTAGAGAATATGGTATATGGTCAGCGATGAAAAACAGATGTGATAATCCCAGCCATATTGGTTATAAAAATTATGGAGGTCGTGGAATTGGATATTGTTATAAATGGAGAAATTTTGAGGGTTTTTGGGAAGATAAGAAAGATACATATTTACAAAATTTAAGCATAGATAGAATTGACAATGATGGTGATTATTGTAAGTCGAATTGTAGATGGACCACTCAAAGAGAACAATCTAGAAATAGCAGAAGAAATAGAAAAATAACCGTTAATGGTAAAACAAAAATATTAACAGATTGGTTACTTGAATATAATATCAGTAGAGACACATTCTATTCTAGAGTTAAAAGGGGGACGTCTGACCTGATGGCATTGACAACTCCAGCAGACAGGAAAAAAAGAAAAGCATCTTTGTCAAGAAAAATGTTTAAAGATGTAGAGCATGAGGAGATGTGTAAGGAAGATATGGAAGATAATGAGAAGGCACTCGCAGATAAAGCAGAAGAAGAATATGTTAAAAAAGTTTGGGATGAGAAGTTTGACAACCCACTTGAACAAGTTGATGAATTAGTAAAACAAGCTAAAGAATTAAAAATTAAATAGAAGACTATGAGTAAGGATAAGAAGAAAGATGTATTTGACGAACTGGTAAACGACCCAACCTTTATTAAAGAGGCTGATGATGCTTGGAAGAATATCGATAAGCTTCCCAGCCTCTGCCCTCACTGTAACTGTATGACCAAGACCATTAAATCTCTTTGTGGTAAGTGTGGAGGGACTAAGAAGAACACACCGTATATAGAGGAGTTAAAGTTAATACTTGATGAAAATATCGGATTTTTTGAAGGAGATAAGACACTTATACAAATAAAGGAAGCCGAAATAATCAACTGGATAACCAAAACAATAGAGAGTGAGAAGGAGAAGGCAGTAGAAGACTTCATAACCAAGATGTATGGCAAGAGATGTAAGGAGTACGAGGAGGGTTGCCCTACTTGCGATGAGTGGAAGTTATTTGATGAGTATATAAAATGAAACAACAAGAGAAGGAGACACTTAAAGCTATTGAGGATTTCAAGAATATAATTGATAGCTCTTGGAAAACTGGAAGATATATTCTTAGTACAGATAAAGTAGAACAGTTAAGGGTACTAATAATCAAAGCCTATAAAGCAGGCTATGCAGTTGAAACTATGAACACTAAACCAGAGAGGGATAAAGTAATGGATAAGTTTAATGAGATTTTTCCAGATGTTAAGCGTATACCCAATCCAGTTATCCGGAAATCCCGGACAACTGAAACTACACCTAAGTATATTGAGGAGTTTGAGAAGGAGATTAAAAGTAACTCTTATTTTGCTAATCAACACGAAGGAAATGAATTTGTCTTAAAAGCCTCACGAGCAATAGAGATTGCTGCAGAACATCTAACCAAAACAATAGAGGGTGAGAGGGAGAGGGCAATAAAAGGCTTTATAACCAAGATGTATGGCAAGAGATGTAAGGAGTATGAGGAGGGTTGCCCTACATGTGACGAGTGGAAGTTATATGATGAGTATATAAAATGAAACAACAAGAGAAGACTATACCAGAAGCAATTAAAAAAGCCAGAAAGGAAGCATTGAAGATACTTAAAAAGGATAATGCTGGTTACTCTCTCCGAAGTTGTTGGAAGTGTAACTCTGCCCACGAACACCTAAAAAAGGCAACTTATCCAATATGTTGTTTTGGTTGTGGACATTGGTATTACAAAGGATTGGATATAACACAAAATGACTAAACAAAAGACTATTAAGGAGAGGGCAAGAGAACTTCTTAAAAAATTAGAAGTACACTATAAAGTAAAAGATAAAGTACACTATCGAGACTTAGTTGGAGATAAGAACTTAACACTAATAACCAAAGCCCTACAAGACACCATTAAGGACACTAAGAAGGAAGTGATAGGGGAGATAGAGAAGAAACTACCTAAAGCTAAAAAGGCTACTGTTATACAAAGAGTAACGAGAAACTTGGGTGCAGGCAATTACTCCTCACTTGAAGATGGAGCAGACATTAGGATAAAAAATCCGAAATTGTCAGATGAGGAATTTGAACAAGCTAGAGGATGGAATGAATACCGAAGAAAATTACTAGACTCATTACTAACCAAGAACAAATGAAACACAAAAAGACAATAGAGGATAGTAGGAAATCCCAACATACCACTGAATCTATGCAGAAAGCTATAAATCTATGCAAGATAGAGGCTAGGGTGGAGGAGTTAACCTTAGAATTATTAGAGAAGAGGGAGATGTGGGTTAAGTTTAATGGTGGAGAGGGAAGCTGTTACATAGACTTTACACCCATGAAAAAAGGTTTAACCAAAGCCCTACAAGACACCATTAAGGACACAGAGGAGAGGGTGATTGGGGAGATGAAGATGGAAGAAATGGTGTGGGCAGAGCCTCTAGTCGGAAGTGAATTAGAAACATGGAATAGAGCAGTTAAATACTTTAACGATAAAATTAACAAACTAAAGAAGATATGAAGAAGATGAAGAAAGTAAATCGTGTTGAAGTAATTGACCACACCAAGAGTGTTGAGGATGGTGGTGGTAGAGCTTATGTTAAATGGGAAGATGAGTTAGATGTGGCGATAGATATTCAAGATGAGGGAAGAACTTTGAAGATATTTATTAACAAACTAAAGAAGAAATGAAAATCTTTTATTTTAAGAACTTAAAAACAAACGAAACTTATGTGATAAATGCGGTAGATGTTGGTCTTGCCTATAAGGCGGTTTGTGAACAAAAAGACATTCCCTTAGTCAATTATTATCTAAAGAAGAAATGAAAGCTAGAGTAAGATGTGAAGACAACAACAAATTATTATTTAAAAAAATGAATGGAGGTGAAACAGAATGAAAAAGCAAAAAGAGATGGAAGTTTTTGAATTACTTTTATATTACATTTTTAACGTATTAACTTTTGGAGTATTATATCTTTATAAGATAGTGGTTAAAAAAGCGATGAGTGAAATGCAATGAAGAAATACCTAATAGCTTACTCCATGTTTAGAATGCTCGATATTCTAACAACAGTAATTGGAGTGAGCTTTTTGGGTTGTTGGGAAAGTAATCCATTTATGAGAATTTTATTGGGTGTTGGGTTGTGGCATTTTGTCTTTGTAAATGTGGTGGTGTCAATTGTGGTTGGGTATTGTGTAGGAAAGAACCTTAGGATAAGGGCAATTAGAGTGGCATTCTTGTTGTTCATAATTCTGAATGGGATAATAGTGATTGGGAATATTGCCGCAATATTAATAGCTATTTATTTAAAATGAATGTATTTAAAGGATTTGTTAAACCGCAGTTGGTTCCTAATACCAATAAACAAGTGGAACTATTGGCAACCAACTTAGACCACACCTATAATTCTGAGTTGGCTAAAAAATTAAAGCGTACTGGAAAGTATGCTCTATATGCAGGAATGGAATTTGAAGGATATGTAAGATGGTCTAAAAAAAGAAACTTATGGATATGTGAAGTGTGGAAACTGGGCGCACCCTCTACTTCCATATTTTCTAACACCTTAACTGAGTTGATGCAGAAGGTGAGTGAAAGTTATGGTTTTGATTAGAAAAATATTATACTTATGTTAATGGAAAAAGATTTAAAACCTTATGAGATTTTTGTAGGCAAGATTTTTAAAAAGGAGGAGCATAGCCTACAAGCCTTAGAGAAGGAGGCTGTCGTTGCTAGAAGGAGAGCTGAGATGAGTGGTGATGATGATGATAGGAAAGTGGCGGAGGTGAGGAAAAAAGATTATCTAAAGGAGTATGACAGACTTTACAGGATGACTCCTGAAGATGAGGAGGAGATGAGAAGGAAATATCCTAATGAAGAGAAGCAAGAAGATTATAGAAGCACTTGGGTTTATTATGATGGGGATGGTGAAGCACATGAATATAACGATGAGAACCCCTATTTTGACGAGGGTAATTTTGATGCAGAAAGTGATGACGGTTTTAGTTTGACTTAGCTCCAAAAAAAATCAATAATTGAGACATGATTAAAGAGAATGGATTTTATGCGGGTCCTAATGAAAAGGATTTTATTAGTAAAGAAGAATTGGAGGACAAGGGCAGGATACAAGTTTTTCCAGACAAGAAAGAACGAAAGCTGGAATTTGAGGAAGTATCAGACTATTTGATGAAGGGGAGAGAGATAATGGAAGGCTTCTCTATTGGTCAAAAAGAAGCTAAGTGGAGGTCATATGGAGAGTATCCACAGCTACCAATCATGATTTATTTAATGACTGATGTGCATTATGGCTCTTTTAATTCGGATGTGGCTAGATTTAAAGAACATATGGATATTGTTGAAAACACTCCTAACTTTTTTGTAGTGGGTAATGGAGATGACGTAGACAATTTCAACGCCACGCTTGGCAGGATGGCTTCTGGAATGTATGAGAACCCTTTACCGCCTCAGATTCAGGGAAGGTCGTTGGTACAAAGAATAAGTAAGTTAGAAAGAAAAGGAAAAGTTGGTGTAATGAGTTTTGGAAATCATAATGATTTTTGTAAAGGCGCTGGACAAGATTGGTATGACACATTTTTAGGTCAAATGGATTGTCCCATATTTAATACAGGAGGCTTATTGAGAATTGAAGTGAATGGTGGACAAAAATATGATTTAGCTATGACCCACAGATATTGGGGAACAAGTAAGCTAAACCCAACCAATGCTTGTAAGAGATTTATGGAACATGAATATCCAGAGGCGGATGTAATATTCTTAGGGCACACGCATCAGTCAGAAGGGCTGCATTTTGAAAGAGGTGGCAAAGACCGAGTGGCTGTCATAGGAGGAACCTTTAAACAAGAAGATGATTGGGCAAGAACGAAAGGTATAGGGGGCCGTCCAGGTAGTCCAGGATGGGTTGTGGCGTTATGGGGAGATGGAAGAAAGATGCAGTTGTTCAAGGATGTTAGATTGGCGAGAGATGCCATGCTTAACTCTATATTTGCTTTAGAAAAGTCAGATGATTGGCAACCAGCGTATAACGAAATAGCTAAACAACAAGAAGATATATAATAGAGTTACTTAGTCAAGGGAACAAAGGTTAACAGTACCCCACCTCAAACCAGTAACCTCGAAACACCCGTAAGACCGCTGTTAGGGGGTGGCTAAGTATCTAAAAACAACTTTGCTTGATATAATAGACCCAAGACGATTAGTCATTGAAGGTCTTAAAATGGATGTGCTATTGACCAGTAACGGCAATTAATAGTCCAGGCCTTTGAGTGCGGCGTAGCCCATTTGCTAATTGCTGGTTGCTCCTTCGGGAGCTTCCAATAATTAGTAATTTGAGTCTTGACGAATAATTTAACAACTGCTAATATCGGTAGATAATCCTATATAATTATAATTAAATTAGAAAGGATTATATGCCCCCTAAAAATGTTTGGTGCAGTTTTCCTGATAAGAAAGAGCGAAAGCTAGATTATCAGAGAGTTGTTAATCATTTAGAAGAGGGGAGGAAGATAGCAGAAGCGTTCAGCATCGGTCAGAGGAAAGCGACATGGAAGGTAAAACCAGAAATGGAGAATGTACCCATTGGGTTTACTATGATGTCAGACCTCCATTTTGGCAGTATATTGATAGATTATCCTGTGTTAAACCAACACTTGAAAGATATAGAGCACACTCCAAATATGTATCTTGGAACGAATGGTGACCATGTTGACTTTTTTAATGCGGACAAACACCCAACTGGGATGTATGAAAACCCAATCTCGCCTCAGATGCAAGCCAGAACGATAATGGGAAGATTCAAGCAGTTAGATGATAAGGGAAAGGTGGCAGTTTTGTCTCAGGGTAACCACGACAATTTTGGTAAACAGGGAGGACAAGATTTTTATGACTCGTTTATGAGTGATTTTAAATGTCCTATATTTACTACTGGTGGCGTTTTGACTATTGAATTTGAGTCTGGAGTCAGCTATACAATAGTTATTAATCATACTTTTTGGGGTAGGTCTAAAATAAACATAACCAATCCTGCTAAAAGAATGATTGAATATGAAACTGGCGGCACAGCTGATGTTGGTTGGGTTGGACACACTCACCAATCTTCTTTTGAATATTATGACAAAGGAAGTAAGTCATTTTTAGCTGTCGTGAGTGGTACATATAAAGCTACCGACCCATGGGCTTCTTCAATTGGCTTAGGGAGTCACCCAGGCGACCCAGGGATAACTTTATTGTTATGGCCTAATAAATTTCATATGGAGTGTTGTAAGAACTACTTTGCAGCAAAGGAAATTGTGACAGCATTGGGAGGGGTGGAGAGGAAAAAGAAATAGTTAAAAATTAACGATAGAATCTATCTAAAGCGTATGTTAAAATTAAAAGAAATTAGGAGGAGGTGAGAGCGTAATGCCCGAAAATCCTGCTAAGCAGCTTGAAAATAAAATGTTGGTTTTGAAGGACTTTGAGTGGATACAAGTCAGACCATCCATACCTGAAATTGGATATTATTCATTTTGGGAAGGACCGTTTGAATTGTGTTTAGATGAAACACATGAAATTTGGACAACGTGTTTGTGTAATAAGCACACCGAAGTTTTGAGAGAAAGTAGTTTTGATACTTTTGATAAAGCGTTAAAGCAAGCCAACGTTTATTATGGATTTATTTTATTAGTTTTGTACCAATGACATTAAAAAAGATTTTTGAAGAAAAAGGAATTTTAAGCAAACATTTTGATAAGTATGAGTTTCGCCCAGAACAGGTGAAGATGGCGGAGATGGTTGAGAAAGCAATGCTGGATGAAAGTGTTGCGTTGATAGAGGGTGGAACTGGAATTGGTAAGTGTCATAAAAAAGGCACAAAGATATTGATGTTTAATGGTGATTTAAAAAAAGTAGAAGATATAATAATTGGTGATTTGGTGATGGGAGATAATTCTAAACACAGAAAAGTAATGAATGTTGTGTCTGGTAAACAAAAGATGTTTAAGATAAAACCAATAAGGAGCACACCATTTACAGTGAATAAAGACCACATACTTGTTTTAAGAAAAACGGGAACAGAAGTGGTTACTGAAATTTCTGTAGGGGAGTATATTCAAAAAAGTGACAAATTTAAACATTTACATAAATTATTTACTGTGGAAGTCGCATTTCCCAAAAAACCAGTTCTTATAGACCCTTATTTTTTAGGGCTTTGGCTTGGAGATGGAAACAAACACGATACAGGAATAACCACCGAAGATAAGGAAGTTGTTGATTATTTGAAAAACATGGTTAAGGACATGAATGGTTATTATATTTCTGTTAAGGGGAAGAAGAAAAAATGTGCCACTTATAAAATTACTCGTGGAAATATTGGTGGTTATGGAAAGACTAAAAATGAATTACATAAACAACTTTGCGATATTGGGGTAATTAATAACAAACACATACCAAATAACTACACAATTAATCATAAAAATATACAATTAAAATTATTGGCGGGCTTGTTAGATTCAGATGGGAGTTATAGACATGGGGGGTTTGATTTTTATAATACCAATGAAAGAATTATAGATAGTGTGGTGTTTATTGTCAGGTCGTTGGGGTTGAGAGCAACAAAAAGAAAAAAATATACATGGTGCAACAATAAAAAGTTTCTTTCTTTTGTGGTCGGCATATCTGGAGATTGTTCAATAATTCCAACTAGAATAAAAAGGAAACAAAGCCCCAAAAGAAAACAGATTAAGAATGTGTTGAATTTTGGCTTTTCTATAAAAAGTGTTGGGGTTGGAAAATATTATGGATTTTCTTTAAATGGAAACTATAGATATTTATTGGCTAATTTTATTGTTTCTCATAATAGTTTTGCGTATTTAATTCCTGCTATATTATCTGGAAAGAAAGTAATTGTTTCTACTTCTAATAAAAGTTTACAAGACCAGTTGGGAGATAAAGACCTACCAGCTTTGAAAAAAATATTTGATGAGGATTTTACTTGGGCCGTATTGAAGGGGAAGAATAATTATTTTTGTGAAGAGAACTTTAAGATTAATGAAGATGAGTTGTTAGAGTTGACTTCAGAAGGTGAACTAAAGAGCATTGTTGATTGGGTGAAGAAGGATGGGGTGGGTGATATTAGTTATTATCCTGAACACCTAGACCCTGCCGTAAAAGAATTGTTAGTATGCTCGTCAGACATAATTCACAAGAAAGATGCTTCAGCGACTTGTTATGCTAATTTAGCAAAAGAACGAACTAAGAAGGCGCAGATAATACTTGTCAATCACACCCTGTTAGCCCTAGACGCGTCTCTAAGACTAAAAACGGATGGAGAGAAGAGAATACTCCCTGAAGCCGATTTGGTTGTGTTGGATGAGGCTCACGCATTTGAGAAATATGCGTCTATGGCGTTTAGTGATGAGATAAACATATTTTCTTTAAGACATTTTTTAAATAAAGCGATAACCAAGACCGCTATTCCTAAACACGCTAGACATTTGTTGGAGAATGAATTTAGAACAGCATTGCAGAAATATACTCCTGAAAAGAAAAATGGGTATTTTGTTCAAAAGAAAATGAAAAAGTTTGTATTGGCGGGTAGCATGATAGATAAGTTAGAGAGAATGGTGGAACAAATTGGAGAAAGCCCTAAGCTTTTGAAGGATGAGGCGACCCAATTAAAAATTAATGCTGCGGTTCGTGAGGGAAACAATTTAATTAGTAGGTTAAAAGAACTGGGTGGGGATAATGAAAATACTTTGAGGTGGGCAGAAGCGTATGACCCAAAGAACAATACTTTCAAACCGACTGTAACCTTAAAGTCTGTGCCTCTAAACATTGGACCTCTTCTGAAACAAACCTTATTTGAAGATGGGGCTGTAATATGCACCTCTGCCACATTGGCTAGTGGAGGAAGCTTTAGATTTTTTAAAGACCAGTTTGAGTTGGAAGATGTAGAAGAATTGATAGTGGGTTCTCCATTTGATTACAAGACCAATGCCATGATTTATATAACGAATGGGGATAAGGAAAGGACATATGAGTTGGAGAAGTTGCTAGAGTATTCGGAGGGCAAAGCTTTTGTGTTATTCACTTCGTATAGAGACATGAATCATTTTTATGAATATACGGAAACTAAATATCCGAAGTTGGTTCAATCCAAGGGTGTGTCAAGAAAGAAGTTGTTGGATGATTTTGAGGAAACGGAAAATGCTGTGCTGTTTGGAACTAGAAGTTTTTGGGAAGGAGTAGATATAAAAGACAATGGATTAGTATTAGTCGTAATCCACAAAGTTCCATTTGGCAATCCGAGCGATTTGGTCTATACTAGTAAGGCGGAGAGAATAGAAAAGCGGTACGGAAAAGGGTCTCATTGGAACAGATACACGATACCAGATGCCTGTTTAAAAATTAAACAAGGCGTAGGCAGACTCATAAGAAGCAAAACTGATTATGGTGTAATAGCCATACTGGATGAAAGATTAAACTACAGGTCTTACAAGACTCAGGTACTAGCATCTTTGCCCCCAGCACCTAGAACGCAAAAATTAGAAAATGTTAAAGAATTTTTTGAGAAAAATGGTAATTGTAAACATTAAAATAATAGTATAAAGTCAAGAAAAATGACAAAAGAGAACTTTTTTTCTAGCATACAGTATAAAAATTTAGGAGGAGATGTTTCGGTTCAGTTTGAAGCGATTTTAAGTCTGATGTCAGACCCAAAATTGTTGGGATTTTATATAAGTCTAATTTGGATGTACCAGATAGGGTTGGATGGGTTTTTGACCCAGAAGAAAGTTGCAGAATTGTTGGGCATTAGTAAACCAACATTCATAAAATATAAAAATTCGTTAAAAAAGCTCGGTTTAATAGAGATAGAGGATAGTGGAAGGGGTATGGTCTTGAGGTTAAAAAATTTTACCAGGGTAAAGAATTTTTACCCCCCGAAGGAAACACGAAAACTGTTAAAATATATTGATGACACAAGGAAATCGTTGAGGGTAAAAGGTGAAAACCGACAACAAAACCTGTTATCTCACGCTATATATACTACTACTATACCTAATACTGATACACCTAATACTAGTACACCTAGTACAGTGGGGGCTAACACTAGATACCCAGCAGAAGACTACAAAATTGTCATAGATGGCTATATGAAATATAAAGGGGTGAGGGTGGCGGGTCCAGAACAGGGCCAAGCAAGAAGGGCTATCAAAACAATGTTTAAGGCAGGTAGGAGGGTTAAAGAAATTTTAGATTTTATGAAATGGTTAAGTGATAACCAAGAAAATCCTGAATTGGTATGGGTGAAGACTTGGACGTTGTGGACTGTGCAAAAGAAGATGCCAGAGTTTGTTGCTGGTAAATTGAAACAGGAAGATACATTAGAAGAAAATTTTGAAATGATTAAATGATAATAAACGGTGATTGTCTAGAAGAACTAAAGAAACTGAAAGAGAATAGTGTAGATAGCGTTGTTACTGACCCTCCTTATGAGTTAGGCTTTATGGGTAAGAGTTGGGATAGTACAGGTATCGCAAACAACAAAGATATGTGGAAGGAAGTATTAAGAGTCCTTAAACCAGGTGGACATTTACTATCATTCGGTGGAACGAGAACCTATCACCGTATGGCTTGTGCAATAGAGGACGCAGGCTTTGAGATTAGAGACCAGATACAATGGATATATGGTTCAGGGTTCCCCAAATCACATAATATAGGTAAGGCAGTAGATAAGTTAGAGGGGAATGAGAGAGAGGTAACAGGAACTAACCGAGCTGGTAAAAATGCACTTGGTCAAGATAGTGGTTGGAATAAACACGCAAATAAAACTGAGTTTGATAATACCAAAGGAAACTCCAAGTGGGAAGGATGGGGTACAGCTCTTAAACCAGCGAATGAACCTATCGTACTAGCTCGCAAGCCTTTAAGTGAGAAGACAATAGCCAAGAATGTATTAAGATGGGGAACAGGTGGGATAAATATAGACGAGAGTAAGATTAAGTATGTTTCTGATTATGAGAAAAAACAGCAATCTGACATAGCGAGAGGACAAGATAATGCCACTCATGGGAAATTTTTTGGTGGAAAAGGAAAATCAAAAGCTAGCTCACATACTCCGACGGGTCGCTTCCCAGCTAATTTAATGTTGTCTTATCCTGAAAATGAGTATATAATTAAGGAAGGATTAACTAAAGAAAAAAGGCAGAAAGCCCTTAAATGGATATATGAGAACGCCTAATACTAAATGTGAGATATGTGGAAAACCACTATACCGCCGACCAAGTGATTTGAAAAGATATAATGGTGTGTGTTGTGTTGGTTGCCGTTCAGAACTATATAAAAAAAGACCACCATCTCCAAATCTTGAGCTTGGTAGAGAAAAGGGAACTAACCACTTAGAGGGAATACCAAAAAGCAAAACATCTAATCTCAAGCGTTCAAAATCACATAATAAGTGGTGTAAAGAAAATCCTAATAAGGTTAAATCAAGAGGGATAAAAACTAGAGGGGAAAATCACTACAACTGGAAGGGTGGTATATCAAATCTCAACCAATCAATTCGTCAGATGAACGAATATAGGAACTGGCAACGGAAGATGAAAAAACGAGATGTGGTCTGTGTAAATTGTGGAGGAGTTTTACTATTAGAAGCACATCACATAATACCAATCAAAATGTTAATGAAAAAGTATCGGATTAAAAACAGGGACGATGCTAGAAACTGTAAAGAATTATGGAGTACAAAAAACGGAATAACCTTATGTCAAAGGTGTCATTATCAATTACACGGCAGGAAATATGGTAACGATTGACGAAAAACTATATAACAGAATGCCATCTGATATACAGGAACTATTTAAGGAACTTCCTAACTTTATGCGTGATGAAGTAGTGAGTGGGTTTCCGAATAGTAAATCAACAGGGGGTAGTGGTAAAGCAAGTCAAAAGACAGCTCCTAATGATATATATGGTAAATACAAAGAGGGTTATAAATCAGCCAATTTGGGTGGGTTAGGAGACTCAGGCTCAGCCTCTCGCTTCTTCTACTGTGCTAAGGCTTCAAAGAGTGAACGAAACGCAGGGTTAGAGGGGTTTGAAGAACAGACTACTGATGATGGAAGGCAGAAGTCAATAGATAACGCTTATCAACGAGGTGAAACAGTAAGGAAGAACAATCACCCAACAGTTAAACCAGTTAAGCTAATGAGATACCTAATTAAGCTAATCACACCACCAGGAGGGACGGTACTAGACCCTTTCATGGGTTCTGGAACTACTGGAGTAGCTTGTGATGGATTTAAGTTTATCGGTATAGAGATGGATAAGGAATACTGTAAGATAGCTAAGGCAAGAATTAATCAACCTAAACAATTATCAATATGATATTACCGAGCTGTCCAGATGCAGAGAAAGCGATAATTACTATAATTTTAATGTCGCCAGATTTGTTTGTGGATGCGGTTGATAAATTAGAGGTGTTGGATTTTTATGAGATTGTGACCCAAGAGATTTGGATAGCCATGAAGAGTTTGAATAAGAATGGGCAGAATATAGATATGATGAGTGTGAGAAATGAGGTGAAGAAAAAAGAATTGAGTGGAGAGTCTGTTTTAGCGGTTTTATTAGAGTGTAGGAATGATGTTGTAATAGTAAGCAACCTACAAAAATTTATTGATGATGTAAAAAATTCAAGCATACTGAGGCAGACCATAGCATTAATGGAGCAGGGCAGGGCGATGATAGATGAGAGGGGGGCTGATGCTAGTAAGGTTTTAACAGAGATAGAAAAAGGGGTGGTTAGTATAAGTGAGAAGTTTAAAGATGAAAGACCCATAGAAGCGGGTGGGATTTTAAATGAGTTGCGTAATGAGATTAAGAAAGGTGGGGAGTTGGGTTGGAGGGGTTATAACACAGGCTTTAATGCGTTAAACAAAAGGACTGGTGGATTTATACCGACACAGATTTGGATTATTGGAGGATATTGTATGGGAAAAGGAACTGAGGTGGTAATGAGTGGGGGAGGAAAAAAGAAGATAGAGGATATAAAAGAGGGAGATTTATTGGAACCAGTAGATAGTGAAACACCAAGGAAGGTATTAGAAACAACAAGTGGGGTGGAAGAAATGTATGAGGTGAGTGGGAAATACATTGACACCTTTACTGTTAATGGTAATCACATATTGCCAATGAAGTGGATTGGGGATGGATATAAAAAGAATTTAAAGAAGGGTGTTTATTATTTATCTGTTAAGGATTATTTGAGTAAGAGCCAAAGGGAAAGAAGGGGGTTTAGGTTAATGAAGTCGCCAGCTAATTTTAAAAAGAGAAGTTTGGATATAGACCCGTGGCTTCTTGGTTTTTGGTTAGGTGATGGAAGGAAGAGGTCGAGCGTGTTTGCTGTGGGGAAGAAGGAAAAAGAAATATTAAAGGAATTGCGCGGATTTGCAAAAAGGCTTGGACTTAATTGTGTAGAGAAGGAATGGAGAAATGATGGTGTGTTGGAGGTTGGCTTGCGGACAAAAACAACAAAAAATGTACTTTTGGATTCTTTCAGGGAATTAAATCTTTTAAACAATAAACACATTCCTAAGAAGTATATGGAGGCTGATAAAGAGTCTAGGTTGGAGTTGTTGGCTGGGTTAATAGATTCGGATGGGTCTACGTCTGGGGGTGGGAAGACAGTTGCGACATTTACTCAAGTTGATGAGGCATTAATAAGACAGGTGAGAGAACTTGCTGAGTCTTTAGGATTAAATACATTTTTAAATAAAAGAAGGCAAAGGGGTGGGGGAAAATTGGTAAAGGGAGTTGGAGTTGGTTACATTTGGAGATTGTCTATTACTGGTAGAGTTGAAGATATACCAAATAGGGTGTCAAGAAAGAAGTGTAATAATAGTAAAAGGGTTAAGAATATGGATGGGGGAATGGAGTTAACTTTTAAAGTTGTTTCGATAGGAAATGGTGAGTATTTTGGGTTCTTATTAGACGGCAACCATTTGTATTTGGCACAGAATTACATTGTCAATCACAATACAGGTCAAGGTAAAACTTATTTTGCCTTACAAATGATTTTGAGTTTGTTGAAGCAGGGAGCAAAGGTGATGTTATTTTCTACCGAAATGGATAGGAAGATAAATATGCTTAGGTTGTTGGGTATGGAGAGTGGATTGAGTTCAATGAGGATAATGAAAGCTCAACTTGATGAAGAAGAGAAGAAGATGCGATTAAATGCAGAAAAGAGGTTGTCAAACTTTAGTGATGATTTGGTAATTTATGACAATGTATACACTACCCAAGAAATTAGGTTGAAGGCGAAAAAGAGAAAGTTGAGGGAGGGATTAGATGTTGTGTTTATAGATTTCCTACAGAATTTAAGAGGTGGGGGTTCTATTTATGAAAGGATGAGTGAGGCGGCAGTAGATTTACAACAAATTGCTCAGGAGCTAGCAGTTACAATGGTGGTCACATCACAGGTGAGTCAGTCGGCAGCTGGTTGGGCTAATAAAGATGCCATTGAGTATAAAGGTGCAGGAGAAATTGCGGCTGTGGCTGATGTGGGTTTGTGGATTGCTAAAGATAAGACTGATGCCAACAAAAGAATGATAATGCTAAGGAAGGTAAGGCATGGGGCTCCAGGAATGTTTAAGGTGCTAATGGACTTTCCATCGGGTAGAGTAATAGAGCTTGATGCTGGTGGGGGGAAGATTTATAGCGATAATATAGTTGAGGAGGCAGAGAGGATAGCTGGTGCTTGAAAGATGTAAGAAGTGGTGATAATATTATTAAAAATAATTAGAAATACGCACATGAAGAAGAGTAGAGAGATAAGAGATGCAGTAGTTTTAGTAATATTATTTTCGGTGGTGATTTACATGATATTTACCAACCCTAGTGTTGGAAGAAGGTGTGCGACAATTAGACAACCAACGTCATTAATCAATCAAGATGGGTCGACCACCTATTACTACAATTTAGGCAAGGGAAAGATTTTAGAAACAACAGAAGAATTAGCAGTAAATTCAATTTATTGTTACCCTTTTAATGGTGATAAGTAATAAATTATATGGAACGCAAAAACAGAAGAAAGGTAAGATTAGGACTTAGGCTAAAGGTCATCAAAAAGGATGGAGAGGTACTTACATACCGAAGAAGGGTGTTAAAGAGCTTTTTAACTTTATGTCGAGGCTGTCCTACAGGAGAACGCTATGAATTAAGGGTTACCTACTACCCTAAAATAACAAACGAAGGAGAATATGAAACTAAAGAGGAAATGTTATATGCTCTACAATGTTTCACAAGTGCTAAAGAGTTAGATTTTGTGGAGGAGTATTGGGAGAAAGATTTAAAAACAAAATGAAAGACAAAATCTTAGCTGTTATACTATTTTTAATACTAGCCACCATTTGGTTAGGCTCTATTGCGTACATAGTAGAAGCTGGTAACTGTCAACAGAAAGCCAAGTATTATCATACTTTTGATGATGATACTCCTGCTAAATGTATGAATTGGAGGAACTGGAAATGAAATATAAAGAAGACATAGAGATAACAATTGTTGCCTGCAACTTAACTAATTCAGTTGAACCGATGGTAAAGTTTATAGAGGAAGAGAAGAAGAAGTATCTAAAAGGCTTTATCATTAAAATGTTTGGCAAGAGGTGTAAGGAATATGAAGCCTTTTGTCCTGTATGTGAGATGTGGGAATTATGTGATGAGTATATTAACAAACTAAAGAAGGTGAAGGCGGAGATTTACTTCATGCCGACCCACAAACCAAAGAAAAAATGAAAGAAAAAGAACCAAAATATGCTGATGAAATTTATACTGATGACGGCAGGAGAGATGATGGGAAAGACCATAAAGGGGATTGGGGAAGCCACTCAAAGGCAGATAGAATAGTTAAGGTAAAGGTTGTAAAATCAAGGAAAGATGCTAAATAAACACATTAAACAAACTAGAGAAGAGTTGAAGGATATGATTAAAAGACAAAAAAATAAGAACCTATGAGCGCATTTCACATCCCAGAACATGTTTGTCATTGTGATATATGTGGGGAATACTTTGATAAGAAGGAATTAAAGAAGGACATGAAAAGATTGTTGGGGGAAACTATATTAGCTGAAGAAACAGAACTTAATTTATTATTTGGTGATGGAAGTGGTAGAGATTTCATTGAACTTTCTGCCAAGGATTATGTGAAGATACTAGAAGCATTTATCAAAAAAGTTAACAAGTTATGAAAAAGAAAAAAAGAAGTACAAGATTGGTTGGTAATTATCTTATCGGGTTTAGATGGTATTTATACCATCCGTTAAGTCTTATAATGGATTTGTTTAGAGAGGTAAAAGCATTTTTCCAAAGAGGGTATAGAGGATATGCTGACTGTGATATTTGGAACTTAAATGATTACCTTGATATTGTGTTGGGAAATGCAATAAGAGAATTTTCTGAGTTAAATAATTCTTATCCAGGAATTAAGGGTGCTAACACCCCCAAAGAATGGAAAAAGATATTAAAGAAGATGGGAAAAGGATTTGATGACATGAGAGATTATTCAAAGGAAGTGATTTTGGGTGATAATGGTACTTCAAAATGGAAGAAGGTAGACAAAGGCCACAAGGAGTCTTTAAAACTTTTATCTAAATGGTGGAATAGCATGTGGGATTGATTAATAGATATAGATGATATGAAAATTGCCTTTGATGTAGATGACACATTAATAGTTCCAGGAGTAGCTCTTGAAAGACGAGAGATAACACCCAATTATGAAGTGATAGCTATATACAAGTGGTTTCAGTTAATGGGGCATGACATGATTATTTGGTCTGGAAGTGGAATAGATTGGGCTAAACGATGGGGAGAGAAACTAGGATTAGAACCATTTGAGGTAAGAGCCAAAGGAAAAAGTGAAGATGTAGATATTGCTTTTGATGATTGTGATGTGACCTTAGGGAAAGTTAATGTAAAAGTAAAAAGGACAAACAATTCAATTAGTAGAGCAGAGTGGAATAAAACAAAAAGATGAAAGAACAATGTACGGTTTTTGATGTAGAATGTGGTTATATCTCTACTTGTTACAGAATACGAGAAGAGAGATGTTTAGAAAGTATGAGGAAAGCTGGTATAGAGAATTTACCAGCAGAAGATGCTACTACAAAGGAGAAAGAGATTTGGATGACAGGGGTACTAAGAGAGATAAGACTTAATGATGAAGGAAAGTGGGAACCAAAGAAAAATAAAACAATTAATATATTTAAAAGAAAGAAATGAGCAAAGACAAACCCGCCTTAATTGAGGCACGACCAGAAATGTTATCAACCATAGCTAATTCAGACAGGACAGAATGGACTTATGATATGTATGTGTCTGCTGGGGAAGAAGCTGTGCAGATTAGAGGATATGGGAGTTGGATATTGGGGATGCTGGCATCAGAAGTAGAACCAAAGAGGGGTGAATTAAAAGAATTTGCCAAAGACATTCACGCTTCTTATGCAATGGTGAGAGTATATAAACATGTATACGAGAAGATAGTTGGTGCTGACCCCGATTTTGTACCAGATGGGTTCTTTCCTTTTGAAGTGTTAAAGATGGCGGCAAGTACAGAAGACCCAATAAAGACTTTAGAAGAGTTGAAAGATAAAGGTATCGCCACAATTCCAGGTGCGTATAGAGAAATAAAGACTAGCACTACTGGGATTGAAGTGCCAAAGAAACCAAGTGTAGTTTTAAAGTGGGATGAGGAAAAGAAAAAGTGGAAGTTAAAAATGAACCCCGATGATTTACCAAAGATAGATTGGTCTGATGTTAGTGAGCAGTTAATTGATTACTTAACGTCTGCTGGTAAGTAGGGTGTGGCAAGAATTTAAGAGGTTGGTTAGATTTAATGATAGATAGGTAGGGTAAGGGGTCTAGAAGACCATCTAGGTGTATTGGGGAGGGTAGGTAAGGGAAGGAATTGATGTTTAATGGGTGGGGTGATGGTGATTATAAATTGGAGGTGTTCAAATGGGGGGAGTTCTGTTAGTAATTAGTAACACTTCTCAAAATTGGTAGGTTCTTGAGTGTAAATTGCGTATTGACACAGGTAAATCTGAATGATACTATCAAGATAGATAAAGATAAAGTACATTGAAATTAAGTCTTAAAGTTTGAGAAGAAAAGGGGGATAGCTTACCGATTTTAGATGGGTGAATGGCTTGGGGATAATCGCCTCAATATGAAACCCAAAAGAATAGGGAAGAACCTATATCAATAGGTGGATACGAGTTGCAGGGCATTCTCTAATAAGTGTTGATAGCATTTACTAGAGAAGTAATGTCAATCATTATCCGTAAATCAGCCGAAGACCCCAGAGGAGAATTGATAATTTTCCCATAAGGTTTCTTCCCTCCCTTCTCAAAGTTTAGGGCTTAATTAAAATTAAAAAATATATGACAGAAACAGAGCAGATTAGTGGGTATCAGCTTTTGACACCAGCAGGAGGAAAGGTGGTGGTTAAGTATGTGGCTAGGGACACTTTTTTTCCAGAACTTGGACATAGGATAGACCATTTTGAATTTAGGGGAGATTTTGGACCGACTGGGTATCATAGTGATTTCAAATTTGTTGAGCTTGATTATGACCCGACCGATGATGAAGTGGTAGAATTTATTATGGGAAAGATAGAGGAGATGACCAATACAAAATATGGAGAGCCTACACAGATGGGGTTAATATGAGCAGAATACTTTACATTATTGAGGTTGTGGTGGTGGTTAGCTTGTTGATTGGGGCATATGTGGCATACAGAAAAAAGAAGTAATCTCTTTGACAAAATAAGAAAACGGTGTAAAATAAGAGAAAGACAGAGATATTATGAGAAAAAAAGCGTTAGAAAAACTAAGTGAGTTGAACAATGAGGCATTTTATAGGGTGCAGGATTTACAGTCTATTTTAAAGAATTTAAATTTACTATATTCAATTTATACAATTAGAGATTACGAAACTTGGAAGTGTCAAGATTATAAATGTGGGAAAAGACATAACCAAGCAGTAAAAGTCTGTGATAAATGTAAAGGGTCGGTTCGACCTCCATTAATCCCGTCACCAAGAACATTGGGTGGAGGAAAAGGACCAGGTCACAGACGATATACGGCAGATGAAATGCGGGAGATTGTAAAAATTTTTAAGAGAAGAACCTAGAGTAAGTTACTCCTGACAAAGAATGCCTTTTGTTGGGAGTTTTGCATATCTGCTAAAATATAGGGTATGAAGGAGTCGAAAATGCAAACATTCTTTACAAAATGGATGGCAATAAATAAGCCAGAAAGAAGTGAAGCGTATGAGTTAAAGATAACTTCAGGTAATGCCATTAGATTTGATGCGGTTAAACCCCACCAGATAGAAAATTTATTAAAGGCAGAAGAAGGAAGTTTCTTTCATAGGATAATTGACCAGCCAGTATTTTATGGTTCTGGAACTAGGTTCACAATTCAGAAACCATTTGATTGTTTGTTGATGAGTAAGGCTAAGTCTTTTGTGGTGGTTTGGTTCTATGTACCAAGAACAAGAAAGGTGTTTTACAAGATACCTGTTAAGAAGTTTTTACAGATGGAAAAGGAAGCAGAAAGAAAAAGTTTTACAGAAGAAATGGTAAAAAATTATAGTGAACCAATCTACATAACTTGACTTTAAGCATTAAAAAACAGAAAATAATATAAAGTGTATGGAAAACAGAGAAGACATTGGACCCAATGAGTACAGTACCAGAGATTTACATTTTGCATCTTACCTAGTTTTGAAAGGCGTGATAATAAAAACTTTAGAGCGTTATGGAAGGGACAGTAGGGGGCAAAATCCTGTCTATTTCATTTTTGAGGATAAATATAAATGCCAAGAGCTTGAAGAATATTTTTGGAATGGTGTTGGAGATGAGGTTATGATTAATATAAAAGACTATTACACACAGGTTAGAGATTTGAGAGCTCGTTTATCTTCTGTGACAAAGCCCACTAAGGGTAGATAGTTGAAAATTCATTTATAATATGTTACGCTTTCGGTGTATGGTGTATATTTTTATATTAGTAATGTGGCTTATCCCCGCATTTATAGCCAAAGACAAGGGAAGAAGTTTTTGGATATGGTTGCTCTTTTCCATTTTATTGTGGATTGTTGCTTTCCCAGCTTCAATCATTATAGAAAATCAAACAGTGATGTGTAGATTGTGCAAAGAGAAGATAAAGAGAGATGCTATTGTTTGCAAATATTGTAGAGCAGAACAGTAGAAAAAATTCATTTGTTTGATTAGAGGGCGCATAGTTTAACGGTTAGAATGTTACTTTGTCGAAGTAATGGTCGGAGTTCAATTCTCCGTGAGCCCGCATTTAGGTTGTTGGTGTAGTGGTAGCACAAAGGCTTCCAAACCCTTTAGACGAGGTTCAATTCCTCGACTTCCTGCAAATGTGAATGTAGCCTAGACAGTCATGGCGCTCGGTTGAAGACCGAGAAATACAGGTGCAAGTCCTGTCGTTCACACCAATGGTGATTATGGTGTAATAGAAGCACAACGGCTTGTGACATAACCCAGTACTTTGACAAAGAAAAATATTATATTAAAATAACTTTATGAATAAGGCGTGTTTGGTTTGTGGTAAAAAATTTTATGTTAGACCCTCGCAGGCAGAGAGGGGGTGGGGAAAGTGTTGTTCTCGTAAATGTTATTCGGAATTTCGGAAGACAGGAAAATATGTTAAGTGTTATGTGTGTGGTAAGAAAATATGGAGAACCCCAAAAGATATAAAAAGGTCAAAAAGCGCTTTGTTTTTTTGTAGCAAATCTTGCTCTATGCGGTGGAAGAACACGAAGAGGGGTCTTGGAGAAGATAGCCCAAGTTGGATTAATGGGAGAGGTTCATACAGGGTAAGAGCGATAAGGGAATTTGGCCTAGAATGTAATTCAAAAGAGAGGTGCCCTCTTAAAGAAATAGAAATCCCAGATTTTCTTTATGAAGTAGACCATATAGATGGTGATAGAAATAATAATAAAATCAATAATTTACAAATTCTGTGTGTTTGGTGTCATAAATTAAAAACACTAGGAAAATGACTAAGGTGATATTGATGTAGGGGCAGCATAAAACATTGTGAATGTTTTTGGAAGAGTTCAAATCTCTTATATCACCCACTAACTCGATTAACTCAGCGGTAGAGCGCCTCTTTTACATGGAGGGAGCGTAGGTTCGAGCCCTACATCGAGTACATATGGGCTTGTAGCTCTAATTGGCAGAGCACCTGTTTTGCACTCAGGAGGTTATGGGTTCGAACCCCATCTTGTCCACACTAGCGCTATTGATGAAACTGGTAGACATGCTGGATTTAGACTCCAGTGCCGTAAAAAGTGTGCAGGTTCAACTCCTGTGTAGCGCACAATTGGCCTTATGGTGGAATGGTAGACATTGTTGGCTTAAAACCAACTGCTCGTAAGGGTGTGTAGGTTCGACTCCTACTAAGGCCACATAAGCCGTTGTGATGGAATGGTAGACATGCGAAGCTCAAACCTTCGTGCTTCACGGCGTACTGGTTCAAATCCAGTCAGCGGTACAATAGGAAGATTAGAGCGTACTGGTGTCGCAACGGTGTTGAATACCGTGACCTTCGGGTCGGGTGGGCTCAATCCCCACATCTTCCTCATAAGCGTTCATAGCCAAATGGTAAGGCATCCGCCTTTTAAGCGGAATAGTGTAGGTTCAATCCCTACTGGACGCACCATCGTATCATTTTGAGACGCTAGCACATCATTTTGATACGCAATATTGCGCGCGGAGGGCAAGTGTCCTACAAGTCTCATAAACTTGTTAAGCTGGGAGCATTACCCAGGCTCGCAACCAGCCTTCATAGCTCAGAGGTAGAGCAGTGCGTTCTTAACGCATTAGTCGTAGGTTCAAATCCTACTGGGGGCACATAAGCATCTATAGCCCAACGGATAAGGCAACAATCTTCGAAATTGCGATGTGCAGGTTCAAGTCCTGCTAGATGCACAATGACTTTGTAGTCTAATGGATATGGCACTTCGCTTCTAACGAAGATGATACAGGTTCAAGTCCTGTCAAAGTCGCACATAGATGAATAGCTGAGTGGTAAAGCATCAAGCCGATACCTTGAAGACCGATGGTTCAAATCCATCTTCATCTACCATTGACCTGTGGCCGATTGGTTCAGGCACCAAACTTATATCTTGGTTTAACTAGGTTCAATTCCTAGCGGGTCAACATTTTGGCGTTTAGCTCAGAGGATAGAGCGGCTTCCTCCTAAGAAGCAGGTCGCAGGTTCAACCCCTGTAACGCCAACAAAGGAGAGGTGCCAGAGACAGGCCTATTGGTCTTGCTTGCTAAGCAATGAGGTGTAATGCCACATGGGTTCAAATCCCATTCTCTCCTCCATGCTGATTTATATCCATAGAGGGTGGATGCGGATTGTAAACCCGTTGTTTAAAAGCTCCATAGGCGCAACTCCTATAGTCAGCACATTTGGCGATATCGTCTACTGGTTAGGACTCCGTCTTTTCAAGTCGGTGGACAGGGTTCAATTCCCTGTATCGTCACAAAGGCCGTTTCGTCTATTGGTAAGGACAGGTGCTTCTCAAGCATCAAAGACGAGTTCGATTCTCGTATCGGCTACTAAGTGTGATATAATGATTGAGATGTTAAGAATACAGCAACCTAACCAAACCACAGGTAACCCATGCGGGACATAGGGAGGTTTTGTTGTATAAGATAGCATAACCACCCTCTCAAGCAGAGGGTTTTTTAATATTGGCAGGTAGCACAAAGGTAGTGCGGTCGGCTGTTAACCGACTGATATAGGTTCGAGTCCTATCCGGCCAGCAATATTTGGAGGTCGTCTAATGGCAGGACGCAAGCCTTTGAAGCTTGGCATGTAGGTTCGACCCCTACTCTCCAAACATTAGCCTTTATAGCTCAGTAGGAAGAGCGATGGTTTTGTAAACCATTGAGCAAAGTTCGAATCTTTGTGAAGGCTCACTAGCGAGATTAATTCAGTGGTAGAATGTCACTCTTCCAAAGTGAACGTCAGGAGTTCAAGTCTCCTATCTCGCTCCAGGTCTGGTAGAAAAGTGGCAATTCAGCGGATTGCAAACCCGCCATCGTGAGTTCGACCCTCACTCAGACCTCAATTCGGGAATTACCTCAGATGGCTAGAGAGCCTGGTCTGGAACCAGGAAGCGGAGGTTCAAGTCCTCCATTCCCGACATTAGAAAAATTGTAAGAATTATTAGGTATAGTTAGTGAAAAATGATATATTATATTTAATGGGGATGAAAGGCAAGTGATAAATGGATGGAAAGTCTTTTTAACAAACGAGGGTTCAATTCCCTCCGTCTCCACTAGTACTTATGAGTAAATCAAAAAGAAAAAAAGGTAAATTAAAACGCAAGAGATTAAAGAAAGCGCGTAAGAAGAAACTGAAACTATTATCAATTAAGTAAATAGAATGGCTATAAAAAAAGTATTTCCAGAATGGAAGAAGATTGTTATTGAAGCGTTGAGAACTTTTGTTCTTGCCTTCCTTGCGGTTGCTTCTGTTCAAATTCAAGCAGGTGTAGACTTCAAAGAGTGGAAAGTCTGGTTAGTCAACCTTGTTATCGCTGGCAGTTCTGCTGGTGTCAAAGCCCTCTCAAGATGGCTAAGAGACAAGATTGGTAAAGGAGATTACTCCAACTGGATTTACAAAGTATCTTTGTAGAGAATAAATATAAGTAGTGTGGTACAAATAGAGAGTAAGCACATGGAGCAAAAGAACATAGGGTCGCACCCTACATCTAGCCTCTGACCCATAATCCAGCCGCTACATACTAAGTTATATGCGGTATAAGGTTGCTAGAACCGAATTTGGGCGTTGGGTTGTCAAAAGGAGAGCAATCTTCTTTGCTCCAGTTGTTTGCTCTTTTAGAGAATTGAATGAGGTAGATACTACACTAGTTGAATTAAGACTGGTGCAACTAAGATGACAACTTAGCCAGTAGATGATACACAGGTTGAGAGCCCAAGTGGTTGTTTGGAATTAGTCACCAAGTATGTCTTAGACATCGCCATAAAAACTATCTGTCTCGTTGAGTTCTTTAAAATAGAGAATTGACATGACGGTTCTACTTTAGCGAGTAGGCGGTCAAACACGGGGCTGTTGAGCTTCTGTGAGTAGAGTTGCAGACTCTCCGAAAGGTTGAGACGAACACTACCATCCTATTTCGAACAGGATGATGCAGTTAAGTTGTTTGTAGCTGAAGCCACCAACCCACCGTTTTGTGAGTTCTTTAATAGAGAATGGAATGAGAGGGTAGCCAGTCATCCACCTGTTTGATGATGATGGGTGTGGGTAGTCTCAGTCTGTAATTTAAGACCGCAAGGCATATGATAGACAAAAACTTTGCTCCTCTCATTTAGTTCTCTCTTTGACATTCTATATAGGTAAATAACTACTATATGAAATGAAGTGTCCGAAAATAGAGGACAGTTGGCATGAGTGGTTCACAGAAACTATACAAATCTGTTAAGTTACTGTAGATGGCTACAAAGCGTAGCCAGTTGAACATTGAATAGCTGGCCTTGTTCTCACCCCCCTTCTATTGGAGGGGATAGCCTTGAATACACAGAATAGGGGCTTTAGGCTAGCTATTGAGTGTTTAATATTGGTATTGAAAACTGTAAGAAATTATGATAACTTAAATTAGATGAGTAAAGTAATTACAGTAAAAAGTAGAAGAGATTTAATAGACATGGAGAAGGCGTTTATATCCAAGAAGATTGTGGCGTGTGATACCGAAACTAACAGCTTGAGAATGTCTGAATTGTTGCTTGAGGGTATTGGTGTTGGCACAAGTAATTTGCAGTATTACATTCCTTTTCCTAATAAGTTGGAGATGGGTGATATACGAGAAGTGTTGGGGTCTATTTTTGTTACCAATGAAGTTATCTTTCACAATGCCAAGTTTGATTTGCAGGTGTTTAATCGTTATGGGATTACATGGCCTGAGAAGATACAAGACACCATGATTATGTCTTGGTTGATTGATGAAAATGTGTCACATGGATTGAAGCCTCTTTCTAAATCAATTTTGGGTCGTGAACCCGCCAATTGGAAAGAGATAGATAGGAACATAAGTTTGTTTAGAACGGAAGAAGATATAGTGGAGGATTTGGCTAAGTATTGTGGGGAAGATGTAAAGAACACATATGATTTATATGTAGAGTTTGCTGATGGGGTGAGGGAGTTGGGATTGTGGGATGAATATAAAAAAATAGAGATACCAACTATATTGATGCTTACTAGAATGGAAATGCGTGGAATAAAGTTGAGTGTGGGTGCTACAAGGAAGAAGAAGGCAAAGGCTCAGAGAGAGTTAGATGAGTTGTCAAAGAAAATGAGAAAGATGGCAAACAAGCCAGCGATGAATATAGCTTCGCCTTTGCAGTTGGAAGAATATTTGTTTGATGAGTTGAAATATCCAGTTATAAAAGCCACAAAGGGTGGGTCTAGGTCAACCGACAGTTCGGTATTGAATGAGTTGATAGAAGTAAAAGAGCTTGATGAGAAAAGTTTTGTGGCAATGCTTTTGAAGTATAGAGATTTGGATAAGATAAAGTCCACCTATTATGCTGGTCTTTTAGAAGAGGCAGACAAAGAAGGGGTTATACATGCTTCGTTTTTACAACATGGTACCAGAACAGGAAGATTTTCTTCTAGTAACCCTAATTTGCAGAACATACCGAGGAGGGATGATGAGTGGAATGTGCGAGAGCTATTTATACCAAGACCAAAGCATAGATTTATAATTGCAGACTATTCTCAGGCAGAACTCAGAATGTTAGCTCATCTAAGCAAAGACCCGCATATGATGGAGATTTTTAAGAGTGGAGGAGACATACATAAGAGAACGATGGAGATTACTGGAACGGATAGGAGGGGTGCAAAGTCTATAAACTTTGGAATAGTGTATGGGGTTGGACCTAGAACATTGGCTTCTCAATTGGGGTCAAGTGAGCAAGAGGCAAAAGATTATATGAAGAAGTTTTTCTTGGGGTATCCAAAAATTAAACCATTTATTACTAGAATACAACACAATGCTTTGAGTAGAGGGTATGTAACGATGATAACTGGTAGAAGAAGAAGATTTTATGAAATGAAAGATTTGAAATATTTTGGCAGTATACAAAGACAGGCAATAAATACAAAGATACAGGGTTCGGCATCAGACCTTATTAAGATAGCCATGCTTAAATTGGAAAGAAATTTGAAGCCTTTAGATGCTTATCAACTTGTGCAGATTCATGATGAAGTGTTGATAGAAGTGCCAGAGAAAAAAATGAAAGAATGTAAAAAGGTTATTAAGGACACAATGGAGGGTGCGATGGAGTTAAGTGTGCCTTTGGTGGTGTCTATGGTAGAGGGCGACCATTGGATAAAAGGTTGAAAATAAGACAATTAAAAAGTCAGTAGAAATTGTGATATAATAAGATAGAATGAAAAGAAATGTCAACAAGATTTTGTTAATAGGCAATGTCATAAAAAAACCAGATTTACAGGAAACAGGCAAGGGAGTGGCAGTTTGTACCTTTCATATTTTGACGGATAGGATTTGGTTTACTAATGGTGAGAAAAGAAAAGAGACAACAAAGCATATTTGTGTAGCTTGGAGTAATTTGGCAACTTCTTGTTATGAAGTATTGAATGGAGGAGATTTGGTTTATCTTGGGGGCAGGATGTCAAACCATAAGTATTTTGACGCAGAGGGGAATGAGTTAGAAGAAAGCAGAATGATAGTGGAAGAGTTTGAATTAATAAGTTCTAAACATCAGAATTATGGAGCTGAGTTTAATTTAGAAGGAGAAATAACAGATGGACATTAAAGAATTAATGGCAAAAATTAATAAGAAGTATGGCAAAGGTTCTTTGATGCATGCCAATGATATGAAAAAGGGAGAGAAGCGAATTACTAGTGGTTCGGCTTTCTTGGATTGGGCTTTGGGAGGAACAGGTGATAATGCTGGGTTTCCTTTAGGAAGAATAATAGAGCTTTATGGAAAAGAATCTTCGGGAAAGAGTTTGATTTGTTTAAAGGCAATAGCGGATGCTCAGAAAAAGGGAATTGGTTGTGTTTATTTTGATTGTGAGAAAAGTTTTGATAGAAAATACGCTACTGAACTGGGGGTAGATGTTAAAAAGTTAATTTTATCAAGAGAGAATATTGGAGAAGTAGTAATAGAGATGATGGCAGAAATGCTTAGGTCTAAAAAGATAAAGATTATAGTGGTTGATTCGTTAGCTTCAATGATACCCACCAGAGAGCTAGAAGATGATATGAAAGACCAGCAAATGGCTTTGGTAGCTAGAATGATGTCTAAGGCGTTAAGGAAACTAACAGCACTAAACTCAGACACATTAATTGTATTTATAAACCAGTTGAGGGAAAGACCAGGAGTAATGTATGGCAACCCAGAATATACGCCAGGAGGAAAGGCGTTGGGATTTTACTCTTCAATAAGAATAGCAGTAAGACGAGGAGATTGGATAGTGACGAAAAAAGAGAAGGTTGGGCAAGTGGTTAAGTTTAGAGTCACTAAGAATAAAACAGCCATTCCTTTGAGAGAAGGGTTCTTTAAGTATTTATACACAGGAGAGATAGACAAAATAGATGAGCTTATATCGCTGGGCGAGCTTAACGGCACGCTTAAAAGGCGCGGGGCGTACTACTATGTAGGTGAAGAGGGGTATAGGGGTAGAGCGGACCTAGAAAGTAATTTGAAGTCCGATAAGGCCTTGCTGAAGAAGGTTAGAAAGATAGTTTTAGGGGAGGAGAAGGTCAAATGAATGATATACTACAAATGATATTAGGTATGGCATTAATGCTTTATATTATTGATACTTTAATGAGATTAGGTGATTAAATGAAAAGTAATCGAACAAAAGAGCATAAGGCAAAGTTAAAATTAGCAAGACAGAGGATGACTCCTAATGAGATAAAAAGTGGCGTATCTCCTTTTGCAAGCAAGTGGTGGACAATAAGAAAAGAACAGAGGTTGGATAATTTAATTGTTGAATCTGATTTGGCTGATAGGGCAAGACAGAGAAAGAAGAAAGAGAATATAGCGAATCACAAGAAAGGGAAAAAATGAATAAGGATGTTGTAGAATTTTTGAAGGAAAGTAACGCTATCGAAGGTGTGACCGATACTGATTCTCTTATACAGGCTAAACGAGCTTGGAAGTATTTAATGAAACAGGACACAATGCACTCAGGAATTGTTTTAAAAACTCACAAGATTTTGATGCTTAATCAAGATTTGTTGCAATTTCAGAAAGGTAATTTTAGGGTCGTTCCAGTTTGGGTAGGAGGAAGAGAAGGAATGGATTTTAGTTATATACCCGAGGCTGTGCAAGTTTGGTGCTATAACGCTTGGGATGACCCAAAATTTTGGAAGAGACACCACATCAGGTTTGAAACAATTCATCCTTTTATTGATGGAAATGGTAGGACTGGCAGACTGTTGATGAATTGGCAGAGAGTAAAAGCAGGATTACCTGTTTTGGTAATAAAAGAAAAAGAAAAACAAGAATATTATAAATGGTTTAAATAATGGCTAAAACAAATTGGCAGAAGAAAGAGATTAAGGATGCAAAAGAGTTTGGTGGCAAGCAGACCATAAGGAGCGGAGGTGTATGGTTTTGTGTGCCAGAGGAATACGAAGTTCTCATGGGGAGTGGGGGGTGGAAAAGAATAGATAGTTTAAAAAAGAAAGAGATAATTTATACTTTTAATTTAGAAGAGCGGGCAGTAGAAAAAGCCCCCATAGATAAAATGCTTGTTTTTGAAAATTCTTTATTTAAAAGCATGACAAATAAGAACCACGAAATATCTTTTACAGAAGGCCATAGATTTGTATGGGGCAAGGATGATAGGTTGGTGCTGAGTTCTTTGGATAATTTAAACGGGAAAATAACTTCTTATAAGTTGTTGGCAGCGGTGCAGAGTGGGAGAGAAGAATATTATATATCAGATGATGAATTGAGGATAATTGCGTGGATTTTGACTGATGGGACGGTGGTAGAAAAAGGGGAAAAAGTTGGTTATAACGTGAGCATATATCAATCAAAACCAAAGATGGTAAAACGGATAGAAGCTTTGTTAAAAAAAGAGAATATTGAATTTAGCAAGTATAAAAGAAAAATTAATGGTGTATTTAAGGCCAATTACCCCAACTTTCAGTTTTATATTAAGGCCCCCAAAGAATTTTTGAATAAATATTCATTAAAATCCGACAAATTTCCATTTTGGCTTTATCAATTGTCTGATAGGCAAGTTGCAGATGTGTTTTTGCCCGAGTTGATGCTTGGAGATGGGTGTGAAAATGCTTTATATGGAAAGAGGAAAACTTTGAGTAAGTTGCAGGGATTGTTTGCCACACATGGCATTACATCTTCGTTGCGAGAGAATAATAGGGGAGAGTTTTATTTAATAATTAAAAAAGCAAAAGGACACTGGCTATCTTCTGTAAAAGATGGGGCAAGGCGTGGGACTTCTTATTGTTTACAGAACAAAAACGAGACAATGATAATGAGAACACCAAATGGTACTGTGTTTGTGTCTGGCAATTCTAAGGGTGATGTAAGGACAGACACCTTCCTGATAGATTCAAAGACCTCTGCTGCACAGAGATTCTCTATAACTAAGAAAATGTGGAAGAAAATTAGTAGGGAGGCTTTACTAGGCCAGCGTTTACCTATGCTGTCTGTGAAGTTCAGCGATGAAGATTTAGAAGTGGTAGTATTAGACAAGGATGATTTTTTGGAAATGACGAAAAATATTAGCAATTAGTAATATTGATGACTGATGAAGAGAAGATTGTGAGGAAGTATTTTTCCTCTATTAAAAAACAGATTAAGTCAGCGTTGGTTGATGTGGGAATTATAGGGCTTTGTGTTTTTTATGCAATTGGTGAGTATGGCGAGGGGAGATTGTTTAGAGGTTCAATGTGGACGCTGTTAGGATTAATAATTTATATAACAAATGAGTAGAAAAAAAGTAGAGAGACTGTTTACGAAGAGACAGATTGAAAAATTAGTAAAGTTCACAGGAGTGTATTCTGGAGAATGGTCAAAAATGTTTAATGAACATGTTGAGAGCATACAGGATGCGTTAACCAGACCTGGTTATACAAGAGTCACAAGAGGTAGAAGTAATAAATAGGTGATTATTTGACAAAGGTGGGGTCTTGTGGTACTATTAAGATAGTTTAGAAATTACAGTAGGATATGCAACATATAGCAGAAATATTAGAATCAAAAAAAGAAACAAAAGTGATGGCGAAGGGGATGGCTTATGGTAAGTTAAAAGGCGGAGCAGAAGTTTCTAGGGGCATTACAGAGGTCACAGGGAAGACAAAAGCAGAGGTGTTAAAGAAATTGAATGGAAGAATGAGAAGCAATTCATTAGTGAAGAGTGGAGATTTTGAAAAGACATTAGGAGTTTTGGTAATTTTGGCAAAGGAAACAATTATAAATTATTGGTATTGTGAAGATGTAAAAATTGGTAAATATAAGACCTCCAAAATAAAATATGGACCTTATGTTGAGCTTGGAAAGATACCTGCTTTAGTAAAAGATGCAATGAGATTGACATACAAATTTGAAGACCGCTTGGTTGTAAAAAGGGCTGATGAATAGTATAATATAATTAATAAAAGAAAAATAAACAAATGATGTTACTTACGAAAGAAAACCTAAAAGATTTTAAGAGAGTTGGAAGACAAGAGGATAAAAAAGACCCCCTAGTTGTGGTAAAGTTTTTTAACCCCACAGGAGTTGGAACTTGGTATGCTACCGAGTATGATGAGGAACAAAAGATATTCTTTGGTTATGTCAGTATTTTTGGCGACCATAATGATGAGTGGGGCAGTTTTGCTTTAAGTGAGTTGGAGAGTGTCAAAGGCGCGTTTGGATTGGGGATTGAAAGAGATATGCACACAGAGATTAAACCGATTTCGGAATTTAACATCTCGTCATTAAAAATTAAATAAAATACATGAAAGAAAAAACGGCAACTATAACTGGAAGACCACTTAAACCTAGATTTGGTATGAATAGAGTTCTTATTGATGATGTTTTACAATATGAAGCAAAATGGTGGTTGGGTAAGTTTCCATCTTGGTCAATTAAGTTATTGATTGGATATTATAAAAGAATGGGGCTTACTAAATAATTAAAATAATGAAAGTAATAGTCAACGTAAATTTAGAGATACCAGCAGAAGAAGCTAAAAGCTATCAAGATGCTGTTGAGATAGCGGAAAACTATGAACTTCCTAAAGAGTATGTGGAAGACAGTTACGAAATGGTTAAAGTCTTAGATGACAATGATGAAGATGTAGAAGAATTATCAAATAATAAAAAATAAGATGAGAGATATGAAATTTAGAGCTTGGAACAAGAAAGCGGAAATTATGTTATTCATGTTTAATCCGACATTGGGAGATGGAACGGTGTTTACCATGGATATAGGAGAGCCAGTCTGTAAACATGATTTTACGTCTATTCCATCTTTTGAGTCAGATTGGGAAAAAGATAAAATTGTTTTTATGGAATATACAGGATTTAATGATAAGAATGGTGTTGAAATATACGAGGGAGATATTGTTAGGGCGATATCTAAAAAAGAGTATAGCGAAGAGGCTGTCATTAGCGACATAATAAAAAATAGGAGTGGAGCATGGCAGGTTAGGTCAAGGGATGGCAAAGCTACTTTTAATCACGGTTTGCCTATTGCTTGGGGAGGTTGGGAGGCAATAGAAGTGATTGGTAACATGTGTGAAAACAAAGAATTATTAAATAAAAAATAACATGAAAGATTTAGTGGTAGTTTGGTTAGTCTGGCAATTAGATGAACCTCTTGAACCAATTTATGAAAACAATGGTTTTACCGCACCCGACCCAACCCACGATGAAATTACAGGTTACAAACAATGTGAATGTGAAAGGGGGGAGGAATGAGAATTATATCTAAAAAATTTCCAGATTTAGGTGTTGAATTAACCTTTAATAGAAAAAAATATCCAGTCAAAAATCTAAATATAACCTTTGAGAAAAAAATCAACCCAAGTGATTTTGGTAAATGTATTCCTATCCCAGATAAAGACTTTAGAGGAGTTATTGACCTTTCTGGCAACAAGATAAACAAAAAAATGTTTTATTCTGCAAAGACTATTCAAATGGTAGGTTTTACTTATAAAATTTATTATCGTAATTTCAAGATTAAAAAGTTTTATCTAAAAAAATGACACCTCAAGACTTTAAAGCACTACTGGAGTCCTTAAACCGCATAGGAACGGCTTTGGAAGCGAAATCGGGCTCTTGCGAGTTTGAGGCAGAATTATAAATTAATAAAAAATGACTGGAGGTGAAAATAATGTTTGGTAAAAATAAAAATGGAATGATGAAAGACAGTTTCTTTGATAAAGTTCTTGTTATAGCTATTGCTAGAGGGGCAGGAATTACTCCCAAGAAATTGGCTAAGAACTTAACAGACCAAGACGGCAGTGTTGATTTTTTAAGTGAATTGGCGCTTGAAGTGTTAAAGATAAAAAAGGCAGCGATTAAAAAGAAATGATTAATCCCTCTGAACCCTTCGGGGTTTGGGGATGGTTAATTAAATTCGAAAGGGGTTGAATAAATAAAATTGTGATAAAATACAAGGAATGGGATTAACTAAAGCTAACTTTTATAGAAAACCTGATGTTGAACTTTGTTCTAGTTGGGATGATGGAGGAAGTGCAGATATACGAGTGGCAAGTATGTTAGAAAAGTACGGGATGAAGGGAACGTTTTATATTGTGTTAGATTATGTTGGCACAGAAGAGCATTTGTCTTGGGAGCAGATTAAGGATTTAGATAAGAGAGGGCATAAGATTGGGAGTCATACTATAAGCCATCCAAATGACTTAAAGAAATTGCACGATGAAGCGTTGTGGAAAGAGATACAGTCGTCTAAAGATTTAATAGAAACAGCGTTAGGACACAATATAGAAAGTTTCTGTTATCCAAGGGGAAGAGCAGATGAAAGAGTGAAGGAAGAAGTGGCAAGAGCAGGATATGTAAATGCGAGAACGACAGGAAAACCAGGGATAACAACCAAAGAAGATGCATATTTTCTACCTGGGACTATTCATATTTTTAATAGAGAAGAGTATGGGGGCAAGTCTATAGAAGATTATGCAAGAGAGGTAATAGACAAGGTGTCAATAAGAGGGGGATACATTAACATATGGGGTCATTCAGAGGAGTTGGATAAGCTAGGACTTTGGGGAACTTTAGAGAATGTAATAAAGTATGCGAAAGAAAAGATAATAGATAGATGAAGGTAACATAAAAAAGAACAGGTTGGACTTTTTGAAATAAGTGTGTAAACTTGAGTCATGTATGTAATTAAGTGTAAGTTTTGTGGAAATGATTTTTCTGTTAAGTACAAATCGTGGGCTTTAAAAAGAAAATTCTGTTCTGGTTCTTGTGCGGCAAAAGGAAATCCACTCAAACATTGTATCCCTCATACAGAAGAGGCTAAGGAAAAAATGAGGAAAAATTATAGTGAAAAAAGTGGGCGTACTCAATTTAAAAAAGGACATGAATTTTTTAGAGGTGGAGAAAAGGGGTGGTTTAAAAAGGGTTGTAAACCTTGGAATTATCGGGGAGGAGTAAGAAGTTTATCTCAAATGTTGAAAGACGACTCAAGATATGTGGTATGGAGAAAAGCGGTTTTTGAAAGGGATGACTATACTTGTCAAGAATGCAATCTTAAAGGATGTTATTTAGAAGCGCACCACATAAAAGCGAAAGCTACACATCCTGAATTGGCTTTTGATGTTGATAATGGTATAACATTATGTAAAGATTGTCATATAAAGACCGACAATTATGGAGGCAAAAAACAATGAAATCAATAAAAGTAAATTTACCGTGTGATTCAAAACAGCAATTTGGTGGAGGCTTTTCTTTTAGGCATAATTTAGAAGAGGGGTTGAGAAGGCATACAGATATAGAGGTGGTTAATACAGTAGAAGAAGCGGATGTATGTCTACTAGCAGGAGTGACAATGGTAACAAGGCAGACGGTAGATAAGATACAGAGTTTGGATAAGAAGCTTGTGGTTAGATTAGACAATGTACCAAGAAATAGTAGGAACAGAAACACAGGAACAAGCAGACTAAAAGAGTTTGCACAGAGAGCGGATATGGTAGTGTGGCAATGCGAGTGGGCTAGGGGGTACTTAATGGACTTCATAGAGCGTGAGGGAGTGATTATATATAACGGAATAGATGAAGAGGTTTTTAAGCCTACTGGAGATGTATTCTCACACAATAAGGAAGAAGTAAGGT